GAACACGCCGAGTACTTCGGCGACGGCGCCGATGAATTGCATGTTGCAGGCGTTGACGTTCGCGGCCTTCTCGAAATAGAGCTCGAGCGGCGCGACGGGCTTCACTGGCACGAGGAGCCCCGCCGGGCGATACGCCAGGTGTTGCCAGGCCTTGACCGTGGTCTGCGCGATCGCGGCGACCGGCGTCACGACGCCGTTGAGCGACCAGCCGAGCGTCCCGGTGCCGGCGACGGTCTGCTGCCCGAAGACGGCGGGCTGCATCGCGACGATCCCGAGCGCCTGCGGATAGTTATCGATGACGCGCGCGGCGTCGGTCGTCACCGCCAGGCGGGCGCCCGAGACGATCGTCGTCAGGTCCACGCCGGCGCCCACGGTCGGCCGCTGCAACATGCTGCGGTAATCGCCCGTCCACCCGGCGTGTGAGGCCGCAAAGCCATCCGCGCGAATCAGCGCCATGCGCGAGCCGTTCAGCCAATCGGCGCCCGTGAACGCGCCCGCGCCGTTGGCGTTCGGCCATTCGGCATTGAACCAATCGTCGAAGTCGGCCGCCATCCCCGAGGCGGTGTCGCCGCCGAGCTCGCTGCTCGCGTGGAACACCGGCACCTGGCCGAGCCCGACGCCGGCCGGGATCACCGGCGACGCCTGCAGCACGCCGTTCTTGTAGAGTCGAAACTCCGCGAGCGCGCCGGTCTTGATCAAGATGTCGAGGCGGACCCAGACGTTGAGCGGGATCGCCGTCGTCGACCCGAGCAGCGTCTGCGCCGCGACACTGTTGATGTTGACCATCCCGATCTGTCCGCTCGGGAGCATCGACAGCGCGCAGCCCGCGGCCGCCGACACGGTCATATGCGTTTGCCAGAACAGCGTCGGCGCGGTCGGATACCGGCGGATCCGCAGATAGAACCGCTCCCAGGAGGAATTGAGCACGCTCGCGCCGCCGCCGGCGTTCTCGGTCAGGGTGTGCGATTTCGCGTTGCTCTGATCGCGCGAGGCCATCCCGAACCCGTCGAGATGCCGGCTCGAGCCGCGCGAGACAAAGTCGCCGGGCCCGCTCGCCGCGGTGGCCTCGCCGTTCTGCGGCAGCTCAAACCCGTCAATCCACCGGCGCTGCGCGATCGCGGGCGCGACGCCGACCGCGGCGTCCGGGCCATAGACAAACAGCCCGCGCCAGATGCACGACAGCAGCACCGCCGGAAACGCCGGCGGCAGCCGCACCGCGACGCGCGCATCGATCGTGAACGCCGTCACATTGCGCGGAAAGGCAAACTGAAACCAGCCTGAGCGAATCGACGGCACCGTCGACGAGCTCAGGCTGTTGTCGACAATGATCGGCGCCGCAAAATCGATCGCCGCCTGGTCGGGCGATCGGAGCACGTAGCCGACCGTCACCGTGCCGATCTGCGCCGGATGCGGATACGACGCCGCCCGAGCCGCGTCGACGGCGGCTCGGGTCGGCAGGACGATCAAATACGACAGCGTCGCGGTCGTCGACATTGGAGCCCTCAGTTAGTCGTCGCCGAACACGTCGGCCTTACCAGTCGGCTGCTGGACGCCCGCGAGCTCGTGCGCCGCCTGGCTCTCGGGCGGCACCACCGGCGGCGCCGGCACCGCTGGCACTGCCGGGACGCCCGCGACGCCGCCGATCGGCAGGAGCCGGCCGTCGTTGTCGCGACTCCCCGGTGCCACCGGCGCGGGGCCCGGCTCGCTCACGCGGCTCAGCCGCTCCATCCACTTCTCGGAGAAGTCCTCCGGGCTCTCGAGATAGAACTCCTGCCCGACGCGAATGCGCTGGCCGCCGTAAAAACCCGCGTGCGTCGCGCGCACCGGCCAGGCGGTGACGACCGGCGCCGGCGCCCGTCGTGCGGTACTGCCGCTGACGTCGCGCGACCGCCGCGTCCGCGACGCCTCTTTGCGTGTCTGTGGTTTGGTCATCAAATGAACCTTTCAACGAGCTCGAGGAAAACGAGCAGGGCCGGGCGCCCGACCCTGCTCCTCTGGGTTGTCGATTAGAGGCCGTCCGGCAGCGCTTTCCACTGCTTCGGATCGTGGGTGAGGAAGGCGTTGATCTTCCCCGCGGTGACGGCGAACGTGGTGATCGCGACCAGCACGCCGAGGAACCGCTCGTAATCCGGCTTCACGCCGGGGAGCGGAATCGCCATCGTGAAGCCGGCAACGAGCGACGCTTTCGGAATGGCGCCCGAGCGCCAGTGCACCGTCGCCGTGCCGTCGACCGCGATCGCCGCTTGCGCGTCCGACGCGAGCGTGAACTGCACTTCCGACGCGCCGCCGGCCGCCAGGACGGCCGTGTCTACCTGGATCACCAGGTAGATCGGCCGCGGCGGACTGCCGACGTTGCGCGCGACGCCAAGGTCGATCACATCGCCGATCAGCAACAGGCCGGTCGCGTTGATGATCGACGTGGCGTCCATGAACTCGCCGCGTTCATCAAGAATCATGTGAGCTACTCCTTCGAGAAACCGCAATGTGTAAACGGCGCCAGCGGGTAAGTTGCCACGTGCTCAATTCCGGACTACCCCGCCTTTTGCTACAGCCTCCCGCTCTCGCGGAGTGCGCCTTCAGGGATCGTGGACAACCGCTAGACGACCGCCGCCTCCGTGTTGAGGATCGAGTCGCAGCGGCGCACCGGCACGCCGTCGAAGGTGATCACCCGCTTGCCGGCAACCTCCTCCATCTGGAGCGTCGAGTTCTTCACCGCCGAGACGATCTGCCGCCGCAGGAACGAGCGAATCGTGCGGTTGCAGTAGAACGCCGCCCGGCCGCCCTGGAGGCTCTGCACCATCTCGAGGGCCTGCGCCATCAGGTCGGTGAGGTCGGCGCCGGTCGCCGCGGTCTTGGTCAGCGCCGCGACGTTGATGTTCGCGATCCGAATGATGTAGCGCCAATCGCGCACGGTGAGCCCGAGGTCCCAGCGGTAGTGCGTCCGATACGCTTCCATCCGACCGCCCACCCCGTCGACGTTCTCGATCGTGACCAGGCCCTTGTCGGTCATCTGGAATCCACCCTTGGACCCCTTCGGGTAGATGCCGTGCGCTGTGTTCTCGCCCCACACGACGAGCCAGATCGAGGTGTTGTCGGCGCCGCCGGCGCCGCCGCCGACGATGATGTGATCGCCGTTCTCCGCGGCGAGCGAGTTGTAGCGCGGCGCGAAGCCGGTGAAGGCCTCCGGCTCCGTGTCCTCATTCGCGTAGAACAGGGAGGAGGCCATCTCCTGATTGAACCCCTCGAGAATCGGGCGATTCTCCGAGAGGCGGAACGCCGCGGTATTGCCGTTGAGATCCGCGAGCGCCTGGTCGACCTCGGCGTAGTTCTCGAGCATGCCGCACGAGTCGACGATCTTCACGCTGGTCGACTTGCTCGGTTGCACGCCGCCGTACAACTTGCGCCAGGTCGGCGCCGGGATCCCGGTCCGGATCGTCGTCTGATGCCCGGTGAGCAAGTTCCCCTCGAGCACAACCATGTCGTCGAGGATCTCGTTCTCGAGATTGAGGATCTCGATGATGCGAGCGATCTTGTCGTCCGGGCCGAGCACCTGCTGCAAGTCGAGCAAGGTCGGGTTCATCGTCGGCAGCACGATGCCAAAGAGCAGCGCGCCGAGACCGAGCAGCGCGAGCGCGCCGGTCCCGCCGACGTGCGGTATGGCTTGCGTCGCGGCGCTCGCGGCACTGACGTCGATCGTCAACGCCATCACGAGCGCCACGAGGAGCACGAAGAGAAATCGCATATGTCCACTCCAATCAGGGATACAGAGGGGTTCGCTACGCCTTAGCCGCGGTCTCGCCAAACAGCACGTCGGCAGTCGAGCGCCGCGCGCCGGCGCCACTAGCGCCGCGCCCGAGGGCGGGCGAGTCTTCCGCGGTCAGTTTCCCGAGGTCGGCCAGAAAGCTGACGACCTCGAGGTGATTGCCGTATCCGGACTTGACGAGGAGCTGCCGAAACGCATCGCCATGCGGTGTGTTCTTCGGTCGCAGCTTGTCGAGCGCCAGGTTCGCCAGCCGTTCGGTCTCGGGCCACTTGTCGCCGCCGTATTCCTTGTCGGCGAGCGTCGCGGTCCGCAGCCGCTCGTTGGTCGCTTCGATCTCGGTGTGTCGCTCGTCGACGAGCGCCTGGGCCTGCTCTTGAGTCCAGCCGTTCGTTTTGGCAATCGCCTCGATGCGCGCGAGATCGTCCGCATCGAGTCGTCCGCCATCCGGTACCGTCAGCACATACTTCTCGGGCGCCTTCGTCGAGGCAGCAGCCTCGGCGGCCTTGCGCGCGGTTTCTGCGTCTGCGGCGACCTTCGCGTCAGCCGCGGCCTTGTCGGTCGCGGCTTTCTCTTCCGCCACTTGCTCGGGCGTTTTCGTAGCAGCGGCCGCCGCAGCGGCAGCCGCAATCTGTTCGGGGGTCTGCGCGGCCGCGGCCGCGGCAGCTTCCGGGTGCCACAAGGGCAGCGCGATGCGTGCGATCGTCATTCCTGTTCCTCCGGTTCGCGCGGCGTCACTTGCACCGCGTCGGTTTCACTCGCTTCGCGCGTGGCGAGCGCGCGCATTTCCTGCTCCATGAGCAGATACAGATCCGGGGTGCAGTCCTGCAGGTCCCGGAGCAGCTCGAAGCCGACGTCCTGGCGGCCGGCGTTGTAGAGCAGATCCCCCGCGCCGTTGCGGTAGATCGACTCGAACGACCGACACGTGACGATCAGCTCCCAGAAGACGATCCGCCCGGCCGGCGTGCCCATCACCGCGCGCAGCGCGTCGACGAGGCGCGCGTGCCGACGCTTCAGCAGCCGCTCGGCGTACTTCTGTTGCTTGGGATCGGTCGCGTTCTTGACCAGGGCGCGCGGAGACTGGAGCTCGGTCAGCATCAGGCCGCACTTTCCACGATGCGATTGAGCGCGGTGTCGCCGCCCATCGGCGTGGAGCCGGCGCTCTTGATCGCGGCGCCCATACTCTTCGCCTGCTCGGCGGCCGCCGCTTCCTGCTGCGCCTGCGCCTCGGCCGATTGCAGCGCTTCCGCGTCCTCCGTCGATCGCACGATGCGCGGGTCGACGCCGAGCATGTCGCCGTAGTTGTCGATCGCCTGGAAGATGACGACCTTGTGCCGCGCCTCCGGGAACGCCTCGAAGAGGGCGATGGTCGACTGCAGAAACCGGTCCTGGCCGACGACACCGACCAGCTTCTGCGCCTGCGCCATGATCGAGATGTATTCGACCTTGAGCGGTTGGCCGCCGGCGAGCGCGTCGGGCGGCTCGGGAATCAGGCCGGCCTGCAGCATCATCGCGAACACGCGATCGACGAGCGGGTCGAGCAGCTCGTCGTTCGTGCGCTCGAGGACCGGCCCGAGCGCGAGCAGCTTCTCCTCGTGGCGCTCGTCAATCTCGCGCGCCGTCACCGGCTGCCCGCCGCGGTCCCGATCCGAGTGCGCCAGCATGAGGAACAGGTCTTCGTAGAACGCGCGCTGAATCCGGTACTGCACCTGCCCGATATCGACCGTCAGATGCGACAGATCGAGCCGCACCTCGTGAATCGACCGCAGGCCGCCCTGGCCTTCGCGCGTGTCGACGTAGGTGATGTCACCGGGGAGGAGCGAGGTCTTCTGTCCGCGCAGCGCGTTCGGGCCGACGAGCGGCGGGTCGATCATCTTGTGGATCGCCTGCCCCTTGCGGCGCTGCATCAACTGGAGTTGCTTGATGTCGCCGAGCGCCGTCATGCCCGGGCAGTCGGTGCCGTAGGTGTCTTCGCCGGTGACATCCCAGCGCGGCGCGAGGATCGGAAACGTGTCGAACCCGGATTCGCGGAGGAGCTTCCCCTCGTCGGCGCCCTGCTCGTAGTGGCAGCTCACGAACCGCTTGTAGCGCGCCTCGAGCCGCTCCGGCCGCGCGTCGTCGTTCGGCTTGACCAGCCACACGAGCGCGACGGCAGCCTCGTAGTTGCCCTTGTCCCAGAGGTTGCGGACGCGCAGCGAGATCGTCGACCAGTCGATCGTGCGCCCGTCGCGCTGAAGCCCAAACTCCTCGATGACCTGCCGCACCGTGAGCTCGTATTCGCGCACGAACGTCGAGACCAGCCCGCGGCGATTCACGCCGAGCGCAAAGCTGCCGGTCGGATACGGGTAGCAGCGAAACAGGTCCTTGTCGTCGTCGACGACCGCCATACTCGCGGTCGCGAACATACCGAAGTCGCCATAGAGCATCGGCAGCGCGTTGTACAGGTTCGTCCCGAGGAAGACGTCGAGCATCCGCTGCGTGACGATGTGCAGCCAGGCCTTGACCGGCGGGAACTTCGCGAGCTCCGGGTCGGTCGTCGTCAGCTTCATCCACGGGCGCGCCGGCGACGTCAGCCCGGCATGCAGCCCGGATTGCAGCGTGCGCAGCGAGAACCGCGCGGTCGAGTCGATGATGTTCTGATTGCGCTTGTCGCCCTTATTGCGATCGCTCGCGTAGAAGCGCGTGCGCCGCGGCAGGAGGAAGTCGCCAATCTCGCGCCAGTGACTATCAAACGACGACCGCTCGGTGACGAGCGATGCGCGCAGCGCCTCGTAGCGCGCGCGTCGCGCCTGCATGGTCGCCGGGAGATACTCCGAGGTCGCGGCCAGCGGCATCCGGTCAGGCCCCGAGGAGGGTGCGAGGTTGCAGCGTGGCCGCGGGGTTCATGCCGCGGCCGATGGGTTGGCCGACCAACGTGCGGCCCGCGCCGGTGGCTTTCTTCCGTTGCTTGAGCCCGGCCGCGAGGGCGGCCTGCTGCGCGGCGCTCGAGGCTTTCGCTGTGTCGGGCGGCGGCGTGCCGCCCAGGAGCGTGGCGGGGTCGGCCGGGGCCGGCGCCGAGAGGCGGGCGGCGATCGCCGCGCGGGCCGCCGCCACGTCCGCCGGCGTCTTCCCGGCGGCGGCCAGCAGCCGGTCGTTCGTCGCCCACTTGAGCGGCGAGCCGATGCGCGCGCTCGCGAGCTTGTTGCTGCTGCCAAAGCCCATTACCCCACCTGCCGGGTGTAGGTGGTTTCGACCGGGACGTAGCCAAGCCGTTCGTAGAAGCGCCCAATCTCCGAGCCGGCCGGCGCACTCACTTCGAGCAGCGCGAGGCCCTGGCTGCGCGTCCACGACTCGGCGGCCTCGAGCAGCGCTTTGCCGGTGCCGGCGCCGCGCGCTGAGGGGTCGACCCACCACGCGAGCTCGGAGCCGTAGGCCAGGCCGGACACCTTGTGGACCGCGGGACTGAGGCCGAGCATGCCGACGATCACCCCGTCAACCTCCGCCACGAGGACCGCGCCGACCTGGAACACGAGGTCGACGAACGGCACGAGCTGCTCCGGTGTCAGCGCGGCCGCTGGCGAGAGCAGCGCGCCGTAGGGCGTGGACGCAAGGAACCGGGCGCCCATCGCCACGATCGCCGCCGTGTCGTCGCGCGTGGCGCAGCGGATTGTCATCGCGCGCCCTCGAGTTGCCCGAGCCGCCGCTGGAGTTCTTTGTCCCGCCGCAGCAGGCCAACGGTCTCGTCGAGCTCCAGCACCTTCGCGGCGAGCACGCTGTCGCGTTTCGCTGACGCCTGGACGTTGCGGCGCGTGGCGTCCTGCGGATTGCGCGGCTTCGGCGACGAGACGCCGGCGCGCTTACCCTCACGGGTCGACATGGCGGGGTCGCGCACCGCGAGGCCCATCAGCAACGCTCCGCGCGTTTTAACGCGACGAGGGTCCGCGCGAGTTGATCGATGCCCTGCTCGTAGAGCCGATAGCGCAAATCCTGATACGCGACCTTGCCGGCAAACAGGCTCGTCGGCATCACGAGATGCAGGAGCTCGTGAACCAGCACGGTCTCGTGATCGTCGAGCGCGGGATCCGAGCCGTAATCGGCGGCGTCGAGAATCCGCAGGAACGCGCGGCGCTTCGTGCCGCTGCCCGTGTCGCAATCGCCGAGAACATTGGAACCGGAGAACGCCCCGGCCGACACGAGGGTGACCTCGATGACCCAGCCCTGGAGGCCGAGGAGCGCCTGCCACTCGACGAGCAACGCCCGCAGTGCCTCAATCGACAGATAGCGCGCCGGCGTCACCAGCTCCGGGGTCAGTAGCGTGCCGCCGCGTCGGGGAAATCGCGCCGGCGTGTTCTTCGTCTTCACGACTGCCCCGCGTAGGGATCGCCGTCATGCGCGACGCGGCCGGTCTGCTGGCTAATGAGCTGCCGCTGCATCTGGCCCGGCAACTCCACCATGCCGAACGTGAGCGCTAGGGCGTCCGCCAGGTCGGGCGATCGGCCGATACGCTTTTTCACGAGGTCTTTGTCTTCGAGGAGGAACTTGCCCTTGTGGAACACGTAGGTCGGGCTCGTGAGCTCGGCGACGAGCTCGGGCAACGGCGGCAGCGCGCCGCCGCTCTGGACCCAGGCGGCGAGCGCAAACCAAATCTCGGCGCGCCGATTCGCGTAGCGCGGGTCGATCGCCGGCGCGGCAAACTGCACGTCGATCGGCCCGAGCCCCTGCGCGCGCAGGATGTCGACGGCGCCGGCCGCCCAGCCGCCGGTGGCGTCGAACAACTCGACCTCACTGCCAAACGCCGCCTTGGCGCCCATCACGCGATTGGCGATATCGACCGAGACCGCGGAATCGCGCTTGTGCCGAAGGACGATCGGCATGAAGCTGGCGAGCCCCTGACGGGGGAAGATGACCGTCCGGTCGTCGCCGTAGCGGGCGACGTCGACCCCCAGGCGCTTCTGCGCCCAGTCGTAGGCGTCCGGCCGGAGGTAGCGCTTCATCGCCGCGTCGACCTCGTCCACGCTCAGGAGCGCGTTGATGGAGGACGGCGGAAACTGCCCGAGGATCGACGACATGACCCACGGGTTCTCACGGCCATAGGCGGCGATCTGTTGCTGCGCCCACTTCAGCGGCGCATCGCCGAGGGTCCGTTTCACGCGCGGGGAATGCACCCACGCCTCCGGATCATCCGGGTCGCCGGTGATCCGGATGACGTGCCACTGGTCGCGCAGGGTCGTCGCGGCCGCGTAGAGCATCCCCTCGAGCGAGTTGGGGTTGCCGCTCTGGACGATTTTCGCGAACAGCGGGCCGGTCGAGAAAATCTGGTCGCACGCCCGGCCGACCGCCATGTGAATGCCGCCGGATTCGTCCACCAGCACGAGCACATATTTCGCGTGCAGCCCCGACAGCGTCCGGCCTTGTTCCTCCGGCGTGGCGGTCTTCGACCACGAGCGCGCCGACAGATACCAGGTCTCGGGATGGTCCTTCGCGAAGATGCGTTCCTTCGTCCAGACGAACGCGGTGCTCAGGAACGGCGAGACCTGCTGCCACTTCGAGAGCTCGGGCCACAGGTTGTCGCGGAGGTTGTCGGAGGTAATCGAAATGGCGGCGCCGCGCGGGTGCTCGTTCTTGTCGCCGTGACAGGCCAGAAACTTCCAGCCCATGAACGACTCGACCGCGGTCTTGCCGGGCCCGACGCACGCCTGGAGGCTGATGCGCGGAATGTTCGGATCGTCGAACGCTTCCATCGCGCGGCGCTGCCACGGGTCGAGGTCGACGTGAAAGTTGTCGTAGACGAATTTGGGGGAGTTGTGCTTCCAGCTCAGGATCAACTCGGCGGCGGCACTACCCACAAACACCGCCAGGTAGACCGCGAACGCCAGGGCGCACGCGCGCCGCCATGTCACGACGCCGCCCGCTCGCGCTCGAGCGCGTTGACTTCGGCGAGCGCGTCCTCGAGCGTGCGCCCGACGAGGACGATGTCTTTCAGCTTCCCGGCCGCCTTCGCCATCAGCTCGCGGGCGTGTTGCAGGTCATGCAACTCGACGACGGACCCGAATTTTGTTTCCCGGATCGTCTTGACCGCGGCCTTGAGCTCAGGCGGCCACTGGGCCATCGGGAGGAACCGTCGGGCCGCGAGGGTCGGCGCGTCCGGCTCGTAGAGCATCGTCACGTCGGCGCGCGCCGTGAGCGAGATCAGTGCGAGCGCCTCATCGCCGCTCATGTGCAGCCGCCTGAGGCGCGCGTTCGTTTCGGCGGCCAGGGCGGCCGCGACGCGGGGTTTCTTGAGGAGCTTGCTGCCGTTCTGCGCGGCGGTCGCTTCACTGGCGCGGGGATGCGTGGCGAGGTAGGCGCGGGTCGCGTTCGTGTCGACGAGATACTCCGCGATGAAGAGGTCTTCCTTGCGGGTCGTCAGTTCCGGCAAACGCGGTTGCGTGAGAGGCGGCAAGGACTCACAGTGCGGCCATCCCGCGACTTCGTCCTACGAGTTTGTGCCCGAGATGCTACGAGATGCTACGAGAGGTCCGTTCCACGGGGAACGCGCGGCGCGCTTCGGCGATCGGGATGCGCCACGTCCGGCCGACGCGATACGCATGCAACGAGCCCTGTTCAATCATCCGGCCGATCGTGCGGCGGTCGCACTGGAGGTAGGCCGCGAGCTCCGGCGGCGAGACCCACGGGTAGGGATGCGTCGTGAGGTTCACGAGCGGCGGGCGCTTCGTCAT